GCAACTTCTGACCAATCACAAGTTGGTATATTACCTGTGTCACATACATGGGCTAAAAAGAATATCTTGGGTATGAGTGAGTCTGAAGTTGTTTTAGACTTACAACAACAAAGACTTGAAAGGGCGATGGGATTTGAGTTAACAAATACACAAAATATCATTAAGCGTTCTGGTGTCTTTGATGTGGTGGATAAGAAATACGGTATACCTGAAGAAGAAAGAGCAAAAGTTGAAGCGGCAGGTGGTGGTGAATCACCAGATGGTGGTGGAATGGATATGGGAGGAGGAGCACCTCCGGCAGCTGAACCACCGGGAGGAGAAGGACCATTAAGTGAGTCTAAAAAATCAAAAATATTAGGTATGTTGGGTGAGGGAGATGATATATCTCAATTATTTGATATTAATAAGGCACAACAGAATATTTATGAGATAGAAACTAAATTAAACGACATATTAAACGAACAAAAATGAAAAATTTCGGATTATTAAAATCTAAGATATTATCAAAATTAACCGAATCTTATTCTAAACAAAATAAGAAAGAGGTAAAAGATATATTGGGTACAATTAAAGAAAATAAAAGTTTTAAAGAACTTTATCTATTCTATGAAGAAATAGAGAACAAATATTTTGAAGATAAGGAAACTGCTCAATTATACGTTGAGGGGATGGGGTCTATGTTAAAACAACAAATGACTAATGAGTTTAAAGGATTTTGTCAATCATTAGACGAGAAGGTTAATGTTTCAGAAATTAACGAAAATGAAATATACACCGCGTTAGATCACTTATCTGAAGAAGACACTTTATCAAATTTAGAAAAGAAGGTTAAAGCAAAGAAAAAATTGGTTGAACATTTAATAACTAAAAAAGATATTGTTGAGAGTGTTTCTGGTAGTATAACTCCGAACGAAAGTTTGTTACACGCAGTGTTAGCAAATAATTTTAATGTATTGTATTCAAACACAATGAATGAATCACAGAAAGAAGAATTAAAAAACATTCTTTCTTTAAGTGAAGATGAATTAAATAATAAAACCACAGAACTTAAAGAAAGTATTTTAACCCAAGTAGGTTCACTTTTAAGTGAATCGAATGATACTGAGTTAACGAATAAGTTATCAAACGTGGAGAAGGAAGTAAAAGATATGAAACCTTCAAAATATAATTACTACAGATTAAATGAATTAAAAAATGGTCTTAATTAAGACCATTTTTTATTTGTTGAACGTACACCGCTTTTAATTTTTCTTTTCTTTTAATAACTGAGGGTTTAACGAATTCTTTTCTTTCCCTTAATTGTTGGACTTGTTTAACTTTTTGAACTTTGTGTTTATAAGTTCTAAGTGCACTTTCAAGACTTTTTTCTTTTGTTACATCAATTACAATCATAATATATAAGTATTCTAAAATATACAAAATATTTTTTGGATTTATAAGTTTTTTTATTTATATTTTTATTACACCATAAATAAAATAATATGATGAAATAATGAAAAATGGAAAGTATATCCCATTAGGGACATACCAAGATGTAAAAATCGGTTATGGTACCGTAGATTACAAAAACTTAAAGACAATTTACTTAAAATTAAATTCTTGGTTACAACCAGATAATGAAACGGATGACTTTGATCATACGATTCTTAAATCAAGACGTAAAATAAAAGAAATAATTTATAATTTACAAAATCCACACTTTAAACAACAATCTATTGTTGATTTGGATATAAGAACAAAAGGAATAAAACTTGAAAAAAGGTCTTTCATGAATTTAGAGGTGACTCTATACATTGATAGGCAATTTGATGTTAAATCAAAAGAAGTGAAACATATGGTTAAAAATCTTATGGAAAACTTGGTGGAAGATGGTTTAAACGACAAAAAGTTGTTCAATTTTTATAAAACTAAAAAATAACTTAGATATTGATGTATTTATAGGAATATTAATTCCATAAATGAAAATATTAGGACCAAAGGAAACAGGACACGGAATATTGATTGAATATGACGCTGGCCATGTGTCTCCTGACGACAACAAGAAAATTATATCGGAAATGAAGAATTTGGACTTCTCAGAAGACCTTATTCTTTTTGCCGTTTTACAAAAATACGACACTCCAAATAAGAATGGTAGAATATACCCTGAAGTCTTATTAAAGAGAGAAAACGAAAAATATCAAAATCTTATTAAGAAGGGTGGTGCGTTAAATGAATTAAATCACCCTTCATCTTCACTTATCGACTTAGATAGGGTATCACATTCAATTCTTGAAACGTGGTGGGACGGTAAAATCCTTATGGGTAAGATAAAATTATTCACTTCTCCAGGTTGGAAGAAGATGGGTATCGTATCTACTAAAGGTGACCAAGCCGCAATGTTAATAATGAATGGTGCAACATTAGGTATCTCCTCTCGTGGTGTTGGTTCACTTAAAAATGTAAAAGGACAAAATATTGTTCAGGAGGACTTTGAGTTGGTGTGTTTCGATTTAGTATCGTCACCATCAACACCCGGTGCCTACATTTTTAGTGATCCGTCAGAAAGAGAACAATATCAAGAGGCGGAAGTGAAGAAACCAACTCTCGACAATAGAATGGCTAAATTAATGGGTAATTTGGATAGTTTTTTATCCAAATAATCAATTTTATTGGTGTAGTTATATTGAAAAAGTAAATTTTTCATAAAATCAAAGTATTTATAAGATAATAAAAACAAAAATTTCACAATGACTGAAAAATCAATTTTAGAAAATGCGTTACTTCAAGTACAAACTCTTGAAGAAGCCGTGAAGCAAAATGCAAAAGGTATACTTGCATCAACAATGAAGCAAGAACTAAACGATTTGCTTAAAGAATCATTGGAAGAAGAGGAAGAGGAAGTAAAAGACACCGAAATGTCTGAACAACCCGATTCTGATGAAGAGGAAACAGATGATATGTCAGATGATGAGGCAAATGCCGACGATTCTGAAAATGTAGACGACCTCGATAACGAAGACCCAACTAAAGGAATCGATTCTTTAGACTCTGAAGAAGATGGTGAGGAATTACCAGCATCTGACGATTCAGAAGAAGAACCATCTTTAGACGACGAACTATCATTAGATGGTGAAGAGTCAATGGATGACGAAGATGACTTTATGGACATGACAGGAGCATCTGACGACGAAGTATTGAAAGTTTTCAAAGCAATGAAACCAGAAGATGGTATCGTAGTTAAGAAAGACGGAGATAACGTTGAAATGTCAACTGGCGAAGACGAATATATCATCAAACTTGATGGTGAAGAAGAAACTGAGGTTGAAGATGAAATGGGTATGAACATGGACGAAATGTCTGATGATACTATGGATTCTGATATGGCTGAAGATGAAACTCTTTACGAAATCGAATTAGATGAAGAAGAGGAAGAAGAATCTAAAGATAGTGAAATGTCTGAAGAGGAAGATTCTGACGTTGAGAAAGTTGAGGCTACAGAAGCTGCGAGAACTAAATCAAACCCTCATGGAAATAAGGGTGGTGCTAATAGAGCAGGTTTACCAAGTAAGAAAACTTACAAGGCAGGTTCTGGTGTTTTTGGAATCAACGAAGAGGTTGAAACTTTAAAGAAACAAAATGCTGAATATAAAAAGGCGTTAGTTCTTTTCAAGGAAAAACTTAACGAAGTTGCTGTGTTCAATGCAAACTTAGCGTACGCTACACGTTTATTCACTGAACATTCAACAACAAAACAAGAGAAATTGAACATATTAAAGAGATTTGATTCAGTTTCTACTATGAATGAATCTAAAGGTTTATTCAACACTATCAAATCTGAATTAGGTACAAAAACTACAGTTACCGAAACAGTTGTTGAAAAAATCTCTAACACTCCATCAACATCATCATCTCAACAAGTGTTGGCTGAAGCGAAAGCTTACGAAAACCCACAATTCAAGAGAATGAAAGATTTAATGGGAAAAATAAAATAATAAAAACTAAAAAACAAATATTCAAAAAATGGGAGCATTATTAGAATCAGGTATGGTAGGTAACATCGGTTTAAAACACCTTAGAGTTATCAAAGAAGATACCATCAAAAAATGGGATGACTTAGGATTCCTTGACGGATTAGACGGTCACCAAAAAGATAACATCGCGCAATTGTATGAAAACCAAGCGTCTTATTTAATCAACGAAGCAGCAGTTTCTGATGCTAGTGGTTCTTTCGAGACAGTAGTTTTCCCAATTATCCGTCGTGTATTCTCTAAATTATTAGCAAACGACATCGTTTCAGTACAAGCAATGAACTTACCTATCGGTAAATTATTCTACTTCGTACCTAAAATTCAAGAAAGAAACGCAAGTAACGGTCACTACGCACCTTACGGTATCCCTGGTGGAGCTGGTGGAGCAAGTGCAACAACTGGTTACACAGGTACTAACTTGTACGATAGATTCTACGAAGGATCTGACGCAAACGATCAAGGTCTTTTTGATTATTCAAAAGGTTCATTCACTACAGTTTCCGCAACTGTTGCTGATATGGTTACTTTCTCTGCAGGTGTTGCTTCAGCGGCATCAGCAATCGCAACAGGTACTTCAGTATCTAACGTGATTTTGAAAGTTTCTGGTTTCACCCAAACAGGTGCTGGAAAATTAGCAGGTCCTAACGGTAACGAAATGGACACTGAAGAGTTTTTAGCTTCATTAACTGTAAAAGGTATTGATGCAGCTTTAACTGGACACACTGGTACTCAAGAATTACCAATCAATATCGTAACTCAGAAATACGGTAAAGGTATTGTTGAATACGGTCAAAGATCTTCAAGTGTAACAGGTAAGTATAATGATATCTGTGATGGTGATGGTTTCATCTACATCAATGTTGATTTACAAGCTTACTCTGCAACTTCAGGTTTCTCTGATTACGTTGTAGCAAGTTCTACATTAGCAAAAACAGA